TGGAAACACAGGATTAACACATTCACGAACCAATTCCACAGTGAACGGCAGATGCCTAGAAAAGATGCCGACGAGATACGCGCCCAGCCCCCAATTTTCTCGGGCGTGCCCTGACGAAAGCGAACTTTGTCCGACTCATAATAGCCGCCTTCATTGGTGTAACGAGTGTTTTCTCGGTTTACACCGGGCTTGAGTTGTATTTTCTGTAAGGGCATGGCGGCATTTTCCCATCAAAAGGCTACGGTATCAAGCCAGCATTGTCATCGCTTTGTTTTCAACCTCTGTAGCACGCGCCAGCCAGCCTTTGAGAAATTTCTCTTGGGTGGCGTTCTTCTCAACCAAGCCGCGATAAAACAAAACCTTCTGGTTTGTGAACCCAAGCAACAACATCCGAGGGTCAGCTTTCGCCACCGCTGCCAGAGTCGCAGGTCCAATAGCGCCGTCATCCTTTGCACCAACACTGCGTTGAATGAATTTTGACGACTGGCCAACACCAGCGTTCACAGCAAAATCAAACGCCGCGTAGTCGAGACCCTTGGGCAAGTCATCGCAGTGCATCTTGTCCCAGTACATCTTTTTGTAGAACGGCTTGACCACGTCAACCGTCAATGCCTTCATCTCGCCATCCTGAATAGCGCGGCCAAGATAAGAAGCCCAAGCAGCTTTAGTAACCCCAAGGTTCGTCTCACCACCTGCGTCATCTTTGTCAAAAACATAGCCACCTTCTGACTTTATAACGGAGCTAAAACATTTTTCAAAATTCTCTTGCATGTTCAATCCTATGACAGTTGGCGCACAACAGTGTGCATTTGCCTATCTCAGCAGCGATCTTTTCAACCGAAAGACTTGCTATTGCATGGCTTGGGCTTTCATCTTTTTGTTCAAGATGATGGAAATCATAAACCTCCGTTGGAAACACCCCCAAACATTTTTTGCACTTTCCCCCAAAAAACGCAACTAAACATTCCTTGATTGCTTTTTGGCGAGCTGTTTTGTAGTGCTTCGGGCACATCCCCCATCCGCCTTTTGCCCCCGTTTTTTCGTTGCATACCGAACAAGCATCTTCTCTTTTTCGTGCCCGTACTGCGACGTCTAAACTTTTTCCCGCTCGATGCCTAAGATAGTGCGCATTGCAATAATTTTTCGCGTACGCATTTCGAGAGCAATTTTCAACGCAACACTTGTACTTTCGAGAGTTTTCTGGGTTTTCAAAAATACTAGCTGCCGTATCTTTTTTCTTCGATATGGCATCCTGTACAGCGTTGAAGATTAAGTTTGTGGACAAGATGTTATTTTTTGTCATCCACAAATTATACCTCAGTGTTTATGTGAGTTACCAAAATAGTAAGACAGGATCAGCATGGTGGCCGCATCCAAACTACCCAGCATACGGATCACGATCTCGCGCATACCATCGGGGATGCTATGGTTCAAAAGCAAAATGTTGACTGCCGCCCAAAGCACGAACATGCCAATAGCTAGGACGGGGGTGACCACTTTGCTGTACCAAGGAGCGCTGGCGCTTGTGGCAATTTCCAACTCACGCTTGCGTGCTGAGTCGCGGTCGGCGGCATCGAGCTTGGCGTATTCGAGTTCTAGCTCTTGAAGTTTGGCTGCGGCTGCGGGGTCTCCTGCAATGGCTTTAGCCACTTCCTCCACACTTTCTCCGACACCAAACTTAGCAGCAATGGCGCTAATAGCAGCGCCCCCAAGAGGCCCAGCAACAGCAGTTGCGAGAGTGGGCGCAAAACCCTTAAGCAGATTGAGTAGATCATTCATCGTCCTTTTCCTTTTCCTTTAAAAGTTTCTGCAATTTCTTGTCCCGCTCTTCCGCGCGCATCAAAACAGCCTCTGTCTTTTTTAGCTGCTTGGCTTGATACACCGCCAAAAACGACAGCCCCATCAAACCAATAATGATGAGTGAGACGATGACAACCCAACGTGTGAATTCGCTCATAGAGTGAAATACAACCCCATTATCTCCAGCAGACCGATCACCACCGCTACTGCGTACACCAGCTTGGCTTTGAACACTTCGTTGCGGTATTCGCGTTGCCATGCTGTGTCTCGTTCTTTCTTGGCCGCTACATCACGGGCAAACTCCTGCTCTTCCAAAATCTGTTCGTACATCCGGTTGAACCGAGCGTACAAGTCTTGTAACCCCAAGTGCTCCGGTGTGTACACCATCGCTTCTCTCACTTGCGTTGACATCTGCTTTAGCTGCCACTCAATCTCAATGCGGTCAATCGCAGCAGACGCAACATTCTCGGTGGTTGCCGAGTCGGTTATCAGTTCTTGACAGTGCATTTGCAAACCTCGGATGGCTTCAAAATACACTTTCATGTTCTCGCATATTTCGTGGACTGCTTGTGCTTGAAACTCTTCGTAAGTCAGCTCTGGTTGGCGCTTTGTTCTCTTTTTGGGTTCTGTCACCACCTCGCCAAGCGGCTCTGGTGTTGATTCTTTATTCTTTTTTGCCCCAGATAACAAACCCTGAAGCCACCCCCAAAGTCCAGTTACTTCTTTAAATATCTCTTTAGCGTCGCCGATGCCTTCCTCAACTGTCTTTTTGAACTTATCAAGATCAGCCTTCCCTTCTGACAGCATTTGACAGCCAGTGCGGATAGCCGCAACTGCGCCTTGAGCCAGCATGAGAAGACTGATTGGATCAATGGTTTACTCCGCCTTGGATTCTTCTTTAGGCACTTGCGGGTCGGCTTGGTTTTTGATTTCCATTACCAAGGGGAAAGCGCCAGACTTTGTTGGCAGTTCGCCAAGGACCTGAAGGATGAAGTTAACGGCGTCAATAGAGAGTTCGAGTTTAATCATGCTTTTTCCAATGCTGTGATGCGGGTTGTAAGGGATTCAATGATAGCTTGTTGTTCTTGGATGGCTTTTACCAAAGTAGGGATCAATTCCTCATGGCAGATGTTCTTGTACTCGATGCCGTCTTCGCCAGCTTTAGAAGAGCCAACAGAAGTTGGGAAAACAGTTTCAAATTCTTGAGCTATAAAGCCAACAGCATTTTTAATGTCTGCTCCTTTACCTTCTTTCCAATCGTATCGGCGAGGCTTCAAAGCAAGAATATCAGTCAAACCCAAATCTAAATCGCGAATGTTTTCTTTTAAACGCTCGTCTGAAATAGCAGAGATTGTTGTTAGTGTTGCATTTACACGCCCATCCATCCCTACATAAAAACGATATGCTGCTGCGCCAGTTGAATACACATTAAGCGTAGTTGCTGCACCAGTAGAACCTGCCATTCCTGCATAAATTTGACCATCAGGTCTGTTTTCAATTCCAACAGATGAGGCAAGAGAAGCTGTTTTTCCCACCAGCAAGTTACCGCTAGAGTCTATACGGGCACGTTCTACGGCTGCACTATCTTGGGCGCTTGTATAAAAAGCTAAACCTAAACTTCTTGAAAAGTTGCTATTGTCAGTGCTTACGCCATAGACGCCAGAAGTTCTTAATAAACCACCTCCAGCATAAGCAGTGCTTGACTGTGAAAAAGTTACGCCAACCAAAGACCCTAAAGTATTTCCAGCGCCTGTAGACTGAGATTCAACAATAAGCTCTCGCAAAGTTGCCGAACTAATTGTCGGTGTGTTTACGTGCAGCCTAGATTGAGGACTTGTAGTACCAACACCCAAATTCCCACTAGCATCCAAACGCATACGCTCAGTAGTAGAGCCAAAGCCGCCAGTGGCAAACTTAATAGCGTTCTGTGTGCCAGTGCTGTCAGTAGCTAAAACCAAGTTACCAGTCTTAGATGCACCGCTAGGCGCAGACATAAAGATGTAGCCTTCGTTTTGCCCTGTAATGCCGTAAGCAGCTTGGGAAAACGTAGGGCCAGTAATACCCATGTCAATCCAACCAGAACTGTCTGTACCGTTTGAAGGGTAGCAAACAAGATCAGCAGAAGAGTTGGCGGCATCAGTGTTGTTGACGATGTAGCCTTGAACGTAGTTGTTCGCACCCTTTGCCATTGAGACAATAGGGTTTGTAGCTCCACCTAGGGCCGTACCGTCACCAAAGGTTTCAGTGCCTGGCGCGGTGATGCCGCTTGTTCCGTTAATGGTGACGGTCATAACTTACTCCTGTGTTGCCCAAGGCACACCAGCGGCTTGCACTGGATTCTTTTGCAGATCAATCTGGTTTTGCAGACTTGTCTCAACTGTGTCTTTGCCGATTGCGTTTTGCACCCAACCAACAACTTGAGCTTCAGTCAAATCAGCGTAAGGCACGTATGTCTCACCTTCAACTTGAGTAAAAGATGTTGTGCCGTATGTGCTGGCGCTGTAGGTGTCGTCTGTTGCTGTGACGTTGTAATGCGCTGTAAATACAAAACCGTCAGAAGTGAGGCGGTCCATTTGTGGAATTGTCCAGAGATATGTTGTCATGATGTTTCCTTATTTAGATTCAAGGGCTGCGAGGCGTTTGCGGAGGGATTGGACTTCTGCCCACAAAACAGGTACAAGAGCCGATGGGTCCATTTGTTGCAGCACGGGGTTTCCTTCTTGATCTACGGCATCTTTTTCGCCAGTATGAGCATAAGAAGGCGTTTCGTGAGCAATGAACATTGGACGTTCAATTTCAGCGCCGTGCATCTTACCCATGTAAACAGGCACGGAATCAATTAATGTACCGCTGTCAGAAACAGGGCCAATGATGTCTTTTGCGCGGTAGTCAGACGTTACGTTGTATGCTGTTAATCCCCCAGCGCGGTTATAAGTAATGGAGCCACGTAATGTTGGGGATGCTTCAGTAATAAACTGAATAAATTTTGCATCTCCTGTTGTTGTTGCGTTCCAAACATTAATTGTTGTATCTGTTGCTCCGCTAGTGCCTTTAAAGTATGCTGTTTGAGTAGTTCCCCCTGAAACAACTGCAAAACGCTCATTGGATAGTTGCCCCGTAGTCCCCACCTGCAAGTTACCGCTGGAGTCTATACGGGCTTTTTCTGAGTTGTTGGTAAACATTAGCCAAGGATGGTTTGAGGCTGTACCTGTTCGGCAATCTGAGTTACCTACGGCTTGAATAAAGAAGTCTGCACCGTTTGCATCTTTAAAGTGGCTGTAAGGGTTTGAACCTGCTGTCCCAAGAACAACAAACTTACCGTCTGGACTTGTAGTACCAATACCCAAATTCCCACTAGCATCAAGCGTCATAGCTTGGGTGAAGGTGATGGCGTTACCTGCTGTGCCTGATGGGGCAATCCACCATTTATGAGCGCCAGAGTTGGATTCGCTTTGCTCGTATTTAGTTGCGTAGCCTGTGCCAATATAAGTCCATCCAGAACCGTAGTAGGCATTGGATGAAATATATGCACCGTTTTGACCTGTACCGCCATAAACAGCAGCACCTTGCCCAATTTGAAGTGCTTTTGTTGCTGTCCACGCACTAGGAGTAACACCCAAGCCCATGTTCTGACTTGCATCAATCGTTACAGCAGTAGTACCTGAACCTGTAGCAAGAGCTAAAACACCAGAACTATCGGCGCTAGACTTGATGCCAGCGCTACCTGATACTGAGCCGTTGTCGGCTGTGATTGTTGAGGCCATTATGCGGCTCCTTTGAGGGTTGCTACGTCAGCTTGTAGTTGTTGGATGATGGCTTGTTGTTCTTGGATGGCGGCGGTCAAAGTAGCCACTAAGAAGCTGGTATCAATACCTTGATATACTGGTTTACCTTCATCGTCTACTGCATCTTTTTCACCAGTAACGGCATAAGGACAAACTTCAGCAAGCTCATGGGCAATGAAACCTTCACCCTCAGAATCATCCAAATTCCACTTGTAAGTCACAGGTTTGAGCGCAGTTACTTTAGCCAATGCGCCTGTCATTGGTGCAATCTTGTTTTTTAGGCGATAGTCAGAAGAAGTTATATAAGATGTTGCAGTGCTGGTGGTTTTTATTGAACCAACTTCTGTACCAGAATAGTTAAATGCAACAGCGGTTGATGAGGAAGAAACGGCTGTACTAAGTGTTAATGCAACAGCTATTCCCGCACCCCATCCATCAATAAAAAGACCGTCATTATTTGCACTGTTTGCTGCGATAGAAACTTTTGCAGAGCGGCTTCCTGCGCTTGTACGTCCCACCAGCAAGTTACCGCTGCCATCAAGCGTCATTAATCTATTTACTGTGGCAACACTTCCAGCAGTTCCAGACGGAGAGTTGTACCAATAATGCTCACCAGTAGCACCCATTTGGTAAAGCGCCGCAGGGTTGGTTGTTTTTAAAATAAATTGGTCAGATGCGTTGATGTAAAGATTCCCCGCAACAACTGTAAGACCGTTTGATGCTCTGTATCCAAACGAAGCATAAGTTCCTAAATCAATAGCCTTATTGGTTGACCCCCACGCACTAGGAGTAACTCCCAAGCCTAGGTTGCCTGAACCATCAAGAGACATTCCCAAAACATCGGATGTGTTGTAAAACGAAATTGACCCGTTATTTGCAATGTATGGAGCCGAATTGTTTGCTGCGTTCCACAAATACAATTTATTTCCACCAAGAACCGCCGCATTTCCGTTAACGGTTAATTTTGAACTTGGAGAACTCGTCCCAATACCCAAGTTCGTACCATCAAAGACCAACGCACTACCAGTAGTAAGCACCTTGGAACCGTTGAGATAGGCAACACCGTTTGCTGTGCCGCCCGTGTATGTTGGTGTACCTGCAAACGTAACGCTCTGGTCTGCACCCAAAGTCATTGCCGTAGTCGGCGTAGCACCTGTTTGGAATACAAGAGTGCCTGTGGTGTCCGCAGTAACTTTATATGCGGTAGTGCTGGTTGTTGATGCGCTTATCGTTGACATGCGTTTTCCTTAAATAATCACCCAGACTTGGCCGGACGTAACAGTTACGCTAACACCAGAGTCGATGGTAATGGGGCCAACCGAGAAGCCGTTGCTGCCCGCTGGGAGAGTGTAATCAATGGTCACTTCAGTCTTGTTGGTCTGAATAACCCCGCCTGCTTGTGCACCGCCAATGCCGCCCCAACTCGCGCCATCATAACCTTCAAACTGGGCCAATGTGGAGTTGTACCGCAGCATACCGGTGGCTGCTGTGGATGGGCGTTGTGCGGTTGTACCAGATGACAGAGTAAGCGCCGTGACTGCAATAAAGTCTGTGCCGTTCCATGCGCACATGAGCGTTGACCCGCCGGGGATAATCACACCGGTTGTAGCCGAGCCCTTCAAGATCACTTGCGCGTTGGACTGGTTAATCACCACATACGCTTTGCTGGACGAGGGAGCAATGATGTTGCGGCTGACCCCGGGAGTGCCCGTGGGGATCAAAATGGCTGTACGTGCTTGGTTGCTCAGACCCGAACCGGTTGTGGTCAGTGTCCAGTCTGCCGAAGTAACGCTCTGTGTTGACACACCCGCAATAGACTCTTCAGTGAGCTGCGTGATGGAATTGTTGACGGTGTTGCCCCACGTACCAGATAACTCACCGGTAACGGGTAGTGCAAGTCCCAACAATGAGGTATATGCTGTGGTCACGGTTTACTCCTAGCTTTGCACATTCTAATGCCTTGTTCTTTAAATGACAACCCAACGAGAACCGCTAGATACTGTTACTGAAACGCCCGAGTTGATCGTGATCGGGCCGACACTCATTGCGCTATCACCCACCGCGACGGTGTAGTTTGCCGACACAGTCATGCAGTTCACAAGCAAACCGTTGGTTGCGTTAAATTGAGGTGCGCGTGCTTCGGTGGCTGCTGAGTCCAAGTTGACCGAGCGCTCTGACGGATATGTAACAAACACATCCTTGACACCTGCTGGGAAGTTAACCAACGAGCCAGCGTTGCTAGAAGACAACACCGTTGTACGGGCCAGTGTGGTTCCCGATGACGTGTAGGTGCCAATGCCAACTTCCCAGTTAGCGCCGCCTTGATCTGCAATTGTGTAGTACGTAGAGTTGCCGTTGCCAATGACGGCAAAGGACTGAAACCCGGTAAACGCGCCGAGCAAAGTCACTGTACCCGTACCCGTTGTTGTGGTCGTTTCCCTTACGCGATCTGCTAGTACCAATGCCATGTTTATTCCTTAGTAGTCCACTGTCGCAAGGACTTGCCAGTCAGCGGTTTCAGCATCGTCAATTATCGACCAGCCTGCGCTTTGCGTATCCGTTATATTTTGCCAGTTCGGTGTTTGGTTGTCGATGATGGTTGTCCAGTAAACAGCCTTGGTGGTTCCTACGTATCCTTTAGCAGAAATGCCCGTTAGTGCAACCGAAATTGTTTTACCGACCGAGCCAACATAGCCCGATGCCGCATCTCCGATTGCTGGAGCCGCCTTGCCCGGATACACAGCCCCGACAAAACCGCTCGAAGACACCCCCGTCAATCCCACCGTACTGCTTGCAGATGGCGTACCAACATCGCCTTGGGCAAAGATACCTACCAACTCTGGGGAGACCGCCGGAGCCACTGCCCCAACAAAACCAGAAGCTGCTCTACCAGATAGGGCCTGAGACGATTCAGAAGCAACCGTGCCAACAAAACCCGCAGCCGAAACCCCGGCCAAAGCCACTGAGATCGTTGGAACCACTGCGCCAACAAAACCCTGTGCAACGTCCCCAGTCTCAGTCGGAGAATCAACCGGAACCACTGTCCCAACAAAACCAGAAGCTGATTTGCCAGATACCGCTTGAGCCGAGGACGGAACAACCGTGCCAACAAAACCCGCCGCTGATACGCCCGTCAGAGCTACCGATATTGTCGGAACCGCTACGCCAACAAAACCTTGTGCAACATCTCCCGTCGCGGTCGGAGACTCAGTGGCAACAACAGTGCCAACAAAACCAGACGCGCTCTTACCCGTTAGGGCGACATAAATGTCGTTAGACCCTAACGCCGCAAAAGGAGATTGTGCAAAAGCGGATATACCAAACATGGCTTACGGCTTACGCCGCCTCCGCTTTAAGTTGTGGCAATACGCAGCAGCGCGGTGCTAGTTGTGTTAGCAGGCATGGTCAAAGCGAACGTACCCGCAGTAATGGTCTGAGAGCCAAATGTGTACACGCCCACGGCCTTGTTGCTTTGTGTTGAGTTATACAACAGCATTGCATTGAACGCGGTGGACAAAGTTACGTTGGTGTACGAAATGCTGGCAGAAGGAGTCCAGTAGGATGTTCCTGCTGTGGCAGATGTATTGGTCGAAGCGGGTGCGGTCGCGTTTGTCACAACAACTCCACCAGCGGTGTAGTTTGTGCCTGTTACTTCGCCCGTAGCTGTGTAAGCCGTTGTTGAAGCGTCGATTGAACCTGTTGTCAAGTACAAAGAGGCTTTAAATGTATCGGCGGTTGTGGCTGCACGGATAGGTGCAGTGCCAAAGTTGTGTGTCGCCGTGAGCACTTCGCTTAAAAACGACGTGCATAGTGATGCGGTATTTGCCATGATGGTTCCTTAAGAGAAAGTGCCGACTTCACCACCAATAGGCAGTGCTTTTTTCAACGTGACATGCGCCGAACGATGGACCAGCTCGCCGTCCAACCAATACTCAACCCATGTGGTGTACTCGTTGTCGTCGTCCACAAAACCTTCTTGCTTTTGCAGCAAAGAGTCGTCCATGTCGCCTTTGGTTGTTGTGACTAGCATTAGCTGATCCTTATGATTGCAGATGTGTTGGTAGCAGCGGGGAACTGCACGGTAAAAGTTGTTGTCGAAGTCTTATCCGCGCCAAAGTCCAGCACGCACACAGAGGGGTTGCCACCACCAACCTGATAAATCAACGCGCCGCGAGCGGTCAAGGCCGAAGTCCAAGTCACGTTGCTGAACGACAGATACGCTGTAGCGTTGCCCGACTGATTCCCAATTGTAGGTACTTGTGTGATTGTCAACGCATTGCCGCCAGCGGTGTACCCAGAAGCCACAACCTCGCCATCTGTTGTGTACGTAGTTGTGTCTGGGCCAATCGAAGCCGCGCCGGTATACAGCGCAATCTTGAACGAACCTGCGGCCAAGTCGTAGTTGCCGTCGAGCAAACCGATCTTGAATGTGTTTGTTGCGCCTTGTGCGATGGTCATTGGACTGCCTGTCTATATTGGCCGGAGCGGTACGCGTCTTGTCTTTCGAGGCCGTCGCCGAGGCGTTTGGCAAGCTGCAATGCTTCCATGTACTTGGTGTTGTACAGCGCAATGAGGTCGGCTTCGCCCTTCATGAATGTGTAGGCCTCAACCAAGCACCCATACAACAACACGGTATCAAAGTTGTCGCCCAACCAAGTCGTACCCGCAGTCACGATGGACTCAGGGTAGTAATAGTAGTGAAGCTCCACGCTATAGATAGCGTCGGGAGTTGGGCCAAGAATAAACGTAAGCTCATTCGTGATGCCCGCAGTGGGGGACACAGTCGGACCAAACAGCGCGTAGTACTTCGGGATGGCCGTGTCGGTTGGTTGTGGGTACGCCTGACGTATGAAGTTCACGTCTTTGTTGAGCAGGTACTCGTACGCGCCTGTGGCGTCAATAACGGCCAAAGAATATGCCGACAAGAAGTCGCTTGGGCATGAGACGTATTTGTTGTTTGCCGTAGTCACCCCCGTTGCGTTTTTGCGCAGCGAAGGAAACTGTACCGAGTTGTAGATGCGTTGTTCAGCTTGCTCAATGAAACGGTTAATCTGTTGCGTCGATGACACAGTAGAAGAATCGGCGAGCGTAATCGTCGGAAAATTGTTTTCCGTGTACGTCTGAATAGCGGCTACAAGCTCGGTGTACGTCATGTTTTACGCCATTGGCCCACGGGCGTACAAGCCCTTGGTTGCTGCACCTGTACCACGGATTTTGATGCCGTCAGTTTTGACGTCGTCGGCGGCAGGGTCACCAGCACTCACGCGCATTGATTTTGTGCGAGGGTTGACTTGCTTCGCAGACAAAGTGTTTGGGTCTGTCATCTTTGTGGCTTTTGCATTGACGCCATGAGGCTTGGCATAAACGCTGGCATCACCAACTTCTTTGCCCATCATTTTTTTGCTGAATGTAGCCATGATTAGCCTCGCTTTTGATTAGCAACTTTGGCCATACCGCGACCCATGCTCATCATGTCTGCATCGGTTTTACCGCCGCCCTTGCCGCCTTTACCAGCTTTGCCCTTTTGGGTAGCTACGGTTGGGCCGCTGTCACCAAGGTTCTTACCCTTGGTTTTGCCCTTGATGTTTACGCCTTGTGCGCCTGATTTAAAAGACATGTTCGACTCCTTACGTCGTTGTGATACTGACTGTACCAATTTCTACCACTAACGACAAGTAGTTTGGCGTTAGACCATCATCAATCCCAGCAGACCCGCCAACGGGATTCCAGCCCCATTGTATGTTTCTACTGCCTTCGCCTTGGAACCCTTGCTCCAAAATGCTTGTGCTGTTGCCGTTCAAAATCTGCAACCCTGTATTGCCAGAAGAAACATAGCTGCGATCTGGACGTGGGCTACGCAAACCTTGAGGATCATCAACTGGAAACTCCCCCAAATGCAACTGGGGGTGATCTGGGTCCCAACACTCTGGGCACACCAACAGATCGTAGTTTTTCCCTTTTATGACTTCTCGCTTTAGCACCTTGAGTTTAAACCGCTGATCGCAACGGTCGCACTCAGCAATCGCCCATTTACCGCTGGCAAACCGGTTACCCATTAGGTCCCCCCGATGTACTGCTGACGTGGGACAAAACGAATAGAAGCCTTCTCGTGATCTTCGTAAGCGGCCAATTCCCAAGCCTCATCGTACTGTTGCTTCAGCATCATGATGCGCTCAGCACCTTCTGGAATTTTGCCCGCGATGTAATACGCCAACCCAGCAGCCATACACGGAATAAAACGGAAAGGCACGTCCATGACGTTCACACCGCCGCCAGCATCCTGAGTACGGCGCAGTCGCCAGTAAACAAATTGGTATTGCTGAGACCCATCTGGGGTCGGCCACACAGTTACAGCGGGTAGGTTCTGCATTGCAACGGCTGCGCCAGTTGAATGAGCGGCAGCGGTAGTGCCATTCTGCCCACGGAAACAACCTGTGAGCTGGTTACCGCTGATAGCGGTGTAGTTGATTGTCTCGTTGCCAATTTTGACAAAGCCAGCTGCTGGCATACCCTGCGTAGAGACTACAGTAATCGTAGCGTCAGTACTCGAAATGCCGCCATTAAGAGCCGTGATTGCCGCCGCAGTCTGGCCGTCGAGCCGTTGCACCCACACCTGAATCGGACGAGCTTGCTGAAGTTTGTTTGGGAGGGTCGCATAGGTAGAAACGCTAATGCGTGTGATGGTTAAGTCGGCCTGATTGGAGACTTGCCCCGCTTGGGTACGGATGACGTGCTCAAGCAAATCCACTGTGTCGTTTGGCAGGGCGTAGGTGCTCTGGCCTTGAACCAAGTCAATCTGACCTTGCTCAATCGTCCACATGTTGATACCACGGTTCGCCCAGTCGGCGAACATAATGTTGAGGCTGCGCCGCGCAGTACGCAGGTCATACCCCGAACGCAGCTCACGTCCAGCCCGCTCGAACGCCTCCTCGACCAACTCAGTGAGGTCAAGGTTAAATGAGGTTAAGCCGGATGTAACTGCCATGGTTTACTTCTTTGCGGTTTTTGCGGAGTCAATAAACGCTTGGGCCGTCGGCGCACCTTTGGCACCGGGCTTGCGCATCTTTTCCCCGCGCTTGCGTTTGGCGTTGATGTTAGCGTACAAACCTACTTTGCCACCTTCAGCATACACGTCAACAGGATAGTCTCCGTCACGCTTCTTGATAACCTTGGGTTTAGGCATCTTGGAAGGGGACACAGCCCCCATGCCTCGACTGGCCATCATAGTTACACCATCTTCCCACGGGTTTTACCCTTGGAGCAGCAGCCGTCAGCGCGGGCGGATACAGAGCCGCCTTTAGCTTTTTTCACGATGATGCCGCTACCGGGCTGCTCAGGCATACCGGGTTCAGTTTTCTTCATCTTGCGGCCAGCGGATGCGTCATCGGGTTCCTTTGGGGGTTGGCCCATGTCCGCTGTGTAAATTTTGTCTTTAGGCATGATTCACCTCAGTATGTTTTTGCTTTACGTGAGCCACGGGCGATGCCCCAGCCCTTGACGCCACCACCGGACTTGAAGTTTTCTTTCATGCCTTTAGGGCCAGCAGTCCAAGCATTAGGGTTCAATGTCTTAGCTTCGCGTTCTGCGCGGGGAGCAACTTTAGCCATACGAGCGGCGCGAGTAGCTTTAGCAGCAGCATCAGAAACTCTTTTAGCTTCAGCAGCAGCTTCAGCGGCTTTAGCGGCGCGGCCACTCATAGCGAGTTCAGCACCAATTTTGCCAATACCACCACCCATAGGTGCCAAAGCGCTCAGGGTATTCTTGATGTTGCGGGAAAGGTCAGTGCCTTCCACAGAGTTACCGTTGCCGGGTGTAGGAGAACCGGATGGCTCACGGGCTTCTGAACGATACTTAGTCATCTTTGGCTCGCCTTCAGCAGGACGACCACGGCTCTTGCCAGCTTCTGCATCACGGGCATCGGCTTTAGGTTCCGCAGGTTTAGAAGAAACCTTGGCTTTAGTCGAACGAGAAACAGTTTTTTCGCCAGAGCTTTCGTCTTCGCTACTCTTTTCTGCTTGTTCACGTATGAACTTCATCGCACGAGCGCGAGTGTCGTCGTCAATATTTGAGTTTTGGCCTTCGGTAACGCCACCTTCGTCGTATCGTTTAGCTTTTTTCATGGCAACCCCTTATTTCTTTTTCATCATGCCGCCGCCGCACATAGCGACCATGGTGCCCTTGGTTTTACCCTTGGACTCAACGCCGCCGCCTTTAGCCATCTTAGGCATGGCTTTGCCGCCTTTTTTCAACGCCAAGGTTGTGCCCTTGCCGCCTTTGTGCTCTTGCTTGTCATGCTCTTTGAAGGCTTTTTTGATAAGGGCAACGTCTTGCTTCTTATCCATCTTCATGTCTTCTTTGCTGTCGCTTTTAGCCATAGTCGTAGCACATTTTTTAAAGAGTTCATTCCTGCCATGACGGGTATCAGGCTTGTTTACTTTTTGAAGGTCCGCACGAGAGCTAGAGCCCTTGCCAAACTTCAAACCTTTGCTTTGCTCGCTAAAGTCTTTTCCTACTTTTTCCGGCACGCCGACTTTCTTGGCAAATGCTGGGTTATGCGCTACGGCATCCATAAACTTCTTTTGTTTTTCACTGGTGGCTGGCATGTTTACTCTCCATAAGGCGGTCCAGTTTTTCATCCAAGCGATCAAGCCTGTCCAAGACCCGGTTAATGTCGGCGTGTACTTCGACTTTGGTGACGTACTCTTTGGCGATTTCTTCGCGGGTGCGGTTGAGCAGGATGGTGACTCGGGCAAGCTCATCGGACTTATCCTTCAAAACCCAAGTCAACAAGCCCATGCCAGCCGACAGAATAATGTTCCAGACCATGTTTTCCATTTCAGCACTTCCATCTTGCTAAGGCTGCGGCTTTACGAGTGGGCTTACCCTTCTCGTCTTTCATCGGTCCGGGCATACCGGACATTCGAGCACAGAACGAGTCCTTGCGCTTGCCGCCTTCAGGCTGTGGGGCCTTCAGATTGCTACCTGTAGCTGCGTTGTACTTAGCACGGCCCTTGGCGGTCAGCCCTGCGCCCTTAGACACTGGGAGTTTCTCACCACGACCAACAGCAAGAGAAGGGGTTTTCTTCTTAGTCGCCATTTACAACTTTCAGTTTTGGAGTGCAGTGCTGCTCCAACAAAGGCTGCAACACGTCTTCGTTGAAGTCCCGAGTGAACTTCTCTTGGCCAACGTGGGGCAAGCTGATTGATGGGTCTAAGAAAACTGTGAATCCATCTTCTGTGGCGCGATCACAGAACAAGTAGTCTTCGCCGTAATACTCGCCGTTCACGATCTTCAAATCAAAAATGGCGCTGTCTGTGCGGTTGTCCACATTGTTGAAGTAATCCCACTCTGGGTGGTTTGCAATCATCGTCTCAAGGACGTGACGCTGAATCATCATAAATCCTGTGCCAATGCGCTTCACGCGCATCAAGCCGTTCTTGTCAAACTCCAAGCCACCGTTCTCATCGAGGTAGTAGTCAAGGAAGAACTTGCGGTCCATGCCGCGACGCGGGTAGATGCCAGCCGTGATGTCTTTGTCCAAACTCAAGGCCATGAGGCGGAGCACTGCATCAGCGGTAACCACCACATCAGCATCAATGAACAGAAGCGTGTCTGCGTCGGATTTCAAGAAGTCCGCAACCAAGCAGTTGCGAGCCTTCGTAATAAGGGAGCACCCCGAGAGGTGCGTGAGGTAGAGCTTAACCCCCAACGACTGGACCTGAACGGCCAGATTGGACAAGGCAAAAGCTGAATCAATGTTCAGCTTGCCATCGTAAGCCGGGATCGCAACCATGAGTTTGCGCCCAGCTAGGTTAATGCTCTTCTCTGTATCAGCCATAACTCACTTGCGTTGATGCAATGTTTGTGGACAAACTGTAGATACCGCGTTGGCACAAGATACCTTCGCCGGGAACCAAAAGCTGAAACGGCTGCACGCCAGTCAAAGTGTTCAAACCCATGATCCAGTTGCCGTTGCCAGTGTTGCAATAGTTGCAAACTGTACCTGTAGCAATCGTGCCAGAGTTCAAATCAGTGATGGTAAAAGTGTTTGCATCAACCACAGTAACTGCAAAATTACCTGAAACTGGAGCTACGCCACTAGCGGCGATGTACCCAATACCAATAATGTTGCCAGTAGCCAAACCATGCGCAGTGGAAGTCACAGTTACCGTGTATCCAGAACGACCGTAAGTAGCCGCAACAGGGGCGGTGATGGTGTCAAAAAAATCAATCTGGCCAGCGGTTCCGTTGCCAATGATTGTGCCTTGTTTCATGCGAACGCGGCCTACAACCATCTGCCCAGAGCCTTGAATCTTGGCCGTCCTGACGTCAAATTGCATCGTCATATCAATTCTCCTTAAGCTAAAAAACAGGGGCCGAAGCCCCCGGAGGATTGATTACTGCTGTGATGCAGGTTGTGCTTGGTTGCCGCTCGAATCGCGCACCGCGTAAGTCACGATGATCGTAGCAGCACCAGTGGTCAACGATGTACCAGCCAATGTGTAAGAGATGAATGTGTCGGTAGCACCAACGTTCAGCCAGCCACCGGGGGTAGTTGCGTTTGCACCCAATGCCACGCTACCAACAGAAGTGATAGTACCGGTAGTTGTGAACGCTGTACCGCCGATGCTCAACAAAGCTGTAGTAGCTGCGCTGAATACGGTAGTGGTGACAACTTTGACATCAATGATTTGTGCGCCTGCTGGAACAGCAATGGCGTTGCCAGTCAATGTACCAAATACAACGTCAGCGGACTGAGACACAACGGTGCAGCCTGTATTACGTGTGAGGGCGGCAGTGGTGCCAGTGGTGTTCTTTGTAGTGCCCAACAACCAAGGGCCGAGGTGAGTTGCGAATCCCATGAGAATTTCCTTACATGCGTTGTGATGTACCAATCTGCATGAGGTCAGCCGGACCTGTTTGGCACACCGAAAGATTCCGGTTGCTATGAATATACACGAAATTTATCCGGCGTCAAGCATGGTTTTGTCATATTGCTGGAAAATAATTGTTCATGCGCTACAAAATCCACCGTGTTGACTTAAGCCGTCCAGACACACAGCTGGCGCTTTCTCAACTTCAAAAACAATGCTTACCCTATGATGAACCTGCTTCTACAACATCTGGCTACTGGTGGATTACATATTCTGAGGACAACACTCCGGTTGCTTTTGCTGGTCTTGTTCCCTCCTTGCGTTGGAGTGATTGCGGTTATTTGTGCCGTGCAGGCGTGTTACCGGCTCATCGTGGACAAGGAATACAGAAAAGGCTTATCCGAGTTCGTCTTCAGCAAGCCCGTGCTCTAGGTTGGAATTGGGTGGTTACAGACACGCATGACAACCCGGCATCTTCTAACAGTTTGATCGCCAGAGGGTTCAAGTTGTTTGACCCATCAAAACCTTGGGGCGCAGATAAAACGCTTTATTGGAGACTGAAGCTCTGATGCCTTACAAAGACCCAGCAGTGTTCAAAGCCAAGGCTAAAGAGTACTCGGCAAAGCACTACCAAAAGACAAAAGAAGCGACAAAGAAACGGTCCTCCGAGAGGCGGTCCTCAATGCGCAAGGACTGGAAGGCGTACAAGTCCACGCTGTACTGCACAAAATGTGGGTTTAATCACATAGCCACGTTGGATTTTCACCACATAGACCCCGCTACAAAGACAGCATCCGTAAACGATTTGGTTAGCAACGGCAAATACGCCCTTGCTATGGAAGAAGCCAAGAAGTGCGTTATTCTGTGCGCCAACTGTCACCGTATCCACCACCATGATGAACGGCAAGCAGCCAAAAAAGCAAAGAAAAAAGGGGCCGAAGCCCCTTAGCAAATCACTCTTTGTCGTCGAAGATAAACACTGAAACGTGGATGTCAGATGTTTGTTCGTCAGTTACTTCTTCAAGTTCTGTGTCGGCTTCGTCTTCTTCAAACTCAACAACATGCTCGTAGTCCGCAGCCCAACCGTTTTCTTGCTGGAACTCGATGAACTCACGGATGAGTTCAATTTTGTCAAAGTCAGACGTTTCGATGGTAACTTTTTCGTCGCCGCCCCAAGCGGAGATGTCGATTTCAATTTTGTACATACTAGCTCCTGTGAACCATAAATACAGCAACAGCGCTGTAACGCCATCCTAATGAAGCATTGTGAAGGTTAAAAGACAAAAAAGGGAGCCGAAGCTCCCTTTCGCATCTAAGCAAAAACCTAGATTAGTTAGAGCCAGAGCTGCCCCAGATACCCAGAGCATCAGACCAGCCGAAGCTGTAACGCTCGCGGGCCTTGTAGCGAACGTTGCCTGTGTCGAAGTCACCATCCATAGAATTTTGCAATGGTGTACGAACGAAGTGCTTCAAACCGTTAGGCACGTCTGTGGTCAAGAACCAAGCGTTGTTGTCGGTCAAGAAGTGGTTAATGGTGTAGCCTTCAGGGATAGCACCGTTGTTCTTGATCGCGTTGATGTCGTTGTCAGTTGTACCAACACGGAGGTTAGTTTCCAACAAACGAGTAGCAACGAACTGCAAGGCTGGGGGCACAACCATTTTCTTTGGCTTAGCAGCGATCAACAGACCACGTTCATCAGTCCAAGCGGCGATTTGAATAACGGCGGCTTCCAAAGAAGTCTCGTTCAAGTCAGCTTGCACAGAAGGAGTGTTGCTGTTGGTGCCACCAGAGATCAAAGGATGGTTAACCAAAGTGTTGGAGCTGTTGTAACCAAACAACGAGACGCCGTCACCACCCAAGTAGCTACCGCTGAAACCGTTGTTCAAGACGGAAGCAGCTTTAACTTGCTTGGTGTAAGCCATGGCGCGAGCCAAAGACTTGGTGTAACGAGCAGACAAGCTGTCGTACAAGTTATCTTCCACAGCTTCTTCAGTGATGGAGAAACCGAGGGCGATAGTCTCGTGGTTGTATCGAGTAGACCATGCTTCTTGTGCGTTGTCGTAACGAATGGCTTGGCCTTCGTTCTTAACAGGGGCAGCAGAGAAGCCAGACAACTTAACTTCTTCTTCAAAGCTACGCTCGGAAGTTTCGGTTTCGTAAATCTCTTTGTGCTCTTCGCCGTAGCGTGCATACTCCATGCCGAACAAAGCGTTCAGGCCGGGGAGCAATTCTTTGAGCAGTTGTGCGCGTGAAATAGCCATGGTAATTTACTCCTTAAACACCAGTGGTGTTGTTGTATTGGTGGGCGTTGATCTTCACCAACAACTCGCAGTAAACACCGGGAGCAGTTGCAGTCTGTTCAACGACGTCGATAACGCGCACTGGGATTGTTGCGGTAGTACCAGCACCAGTCAAAGTCACGCCAAAAGCGGAATTGCCGGTAGTAGTAGAACCTGCGTTCAACACCAAAGGAACGTTAGAACCGACATCAGCGCGGCTTGCAGTGCCCATAGTTGTACCAGAGGTAACAACAGCAACGCGGAACAGAGCTTGTTGATCGTCCACAACGTAAGCGTAAGCTGGGTTAGCGGTGGTGGAAGCCAAAGCAGGAATGTACTGACCTTGAACCAATTGGCCCGAAGAGTTAGTGTATTGACCGCCCATGACCACACCGACGATAGTGCCAGCGTTAGTAGAGGTTGATTTGATGAGATAACCAGTAGTGTCGATTTGCACTGTGTCGCCATTAAAAATAGCGGTTGCAAAACCAGCAGCAACTGGAATCAGGCGTGTTGCACCAGCGTATGGCTTGCCGTCGAGAGAATTGACGGGATCAAGACCATAAGGTGCCGAAACGGTAGGAAATGCCATTTGTGACTCCAAAAATTAAGAACCAGAACCGAAAGTAACCTTCGACTTCTTGTCCGAAAACAAGGGCATACGAGGATCACTTTCACGAAGGAAATTGTTGTCCACGGATTCCATTTGAGACTTGTTCTGATTAGCGTAATACGCTGCTCGTTGATCCAAGAACTCGGACGGGATGCGGCAGAGCAACAAACCACCCACCTCAATGTTGCCTTTAAAGCGACCTTCGGTAGTAGCGTGCATCATTAGCTCGGGATATTCTTCTGCTTTGCAGGGTTCGTATCCTTCGCGGAGCTTAGAAGAAATATTTGATGGGTCGGCTGCACCCAAAATACCGGTGCGAATCCAGCGATGAGACCACCCAGAACGGGGATCAGGGCTGGGCAGAGTCTCGGGTAAACGCCACGCCGTTGGGCGGTGCGAAACCGTGCGATCATCTAATTCACGGGCCAGTCGATTTTGTTTAGTAGCGTTTTCCATCATTCACCTCTTTTCAGCAAAGCAACCTGTTTAGCGTATTGTTCAATTGGAACCCCAAGACGGCGAGCTATCGCTGCTTCGGATGCCTTCAACTTAATACGATTAGGCGGGGTGCTACGTGAGGCCGGGGCCACAACAGTAGCGGATTTTGTTGCACGGCGGGGAGTTTCCTCTTCAGCCGGTTCTGACGTCTTTTTGGGAGGCGTTTCGTCATCCTCATAGCTCTGCTCACTTTCAAAGTGCTCAGGGAATCGTTTGCGCATCGTTTTGTCGATGGTACGGAAGTATTCTTCACTCCCGATATAGTCTGAACCATACTCCCGTTGGAGCTTCTTGTCAAGCCCCATAGCAGTCATAGTCATTTCATCGTCTTTACCAAACCAATCGCTATTGTTTTCCAACCAGCGTTGAGTACGGCGAGGAGTCGTAGGTTGTTGTAACTCGGATGGAGGCGGTGCCCATTCTTGTTCTTGAATAGGGCGCATACCTTGTACACGTTCTACCTTTAAAGCAGCACGAGCAATCTGAGCCTGAGCTTCTGCTTGGGCGTCAATGTCACCGTTTTCAATAGCTTCTTTGTAGGCGCGTTTTGCGCTGTTTAGCTCAGTATCTGCGGCGGACTTAGAGGTCTCAATCAGAACTTGGCTTCCTGTAGCAAGCTGCTTTTGAAGACGTTTGTTATCTTCAAGAATCTGTTTGGCGTAGGCTTCAGCAGCCTGACGTTCGCGCAGGGCTTCTTCTTTTGCACGGCGTTCATCGTGGTAGCCACGGGTGAACTTCTTGATACGCGCTTGGACCTTCTCATCGTATGAGCTCAACTCATCTTCTGTTGGGTCTTCAGGAGGTGGCGCAGCTTTACGGCCACGGTCTTCTGCGGGGGTATCGTCTTCGATTTCTACTTCAAACTTAGCGTCTTCAGCAGCAGCTTTTTTAGCTTCCTTTTCATCAGGAAACTCAAAATCGTCTTCAAATTTGTCCATTTCTATCTCCTATTAAGCAACACGGCCAATACCGCGTGGGTCTTCCACAACTGCTTCAACCGAGTCATCATTGATGATGCGGAATTCACGGCCATGAATCTTCAGGCGGGTGCCTGAATTGGGGCGAACGATGACGAAGTCACCTTCCTTGCATGACGGACCGGATGGGAAACGAGTCTCATCTTTATACGCGTCAGGACCAAGTTTCACTACAAACAATACGGAAGTCAGGACTTCTTCATAGTGCATAGCTTGGCTAGATTTGATGATGCCAATTTCACTGTCGGCGTACTTCTCCATAGCCTCGGGGACTACACAAAGTACATGAAAACGCTTGGGTTCAGGCAGTTGCTTCGCCTTATCCTCAACAGGTTTGTTCAACAGACCAGACAGGTCCACTGCACCCGCTAAATTAAGTTCACTCATCAGATTGCTCCATTCGTTGCACAAGGTCTTTGACAATGGTTTCTGCGTGAGTCAGACCTCGGATGACCCCACAGACGTGACGATATTCGTCAAACGTTTTAGCACCTCCTCCGGAGAGGAAGGAATTCTGGTCGCCACGGAGTTTGTCGATCTCCTTGGCGATGTAAGCAAGCACTCGGCTGTTATCCAACTATTACTCCTTTTTGTCGCGTGGTACGCGGTTTTGAGCCATACGGTTTTGTTGCGCTTGTGCGCGTTGCTGTTGCATCTGGGCCTTGGCTTTACCCACGTCCACACCCATGCGCGTAGTCTCTAGTTGCGCTTGATGGTTGAGCTTGTCTTTTGCCACATTTGTGGATGCGTTGACCTGCATGGCAGCGATTTCTTTCTGCACCAAAATACGCGCTTGCTCGATCTGAAGCTGCTGTGCTTTAGCTGCGCTGTCGGCTTGCTGTTTCTGAGCCTTGAGCTGCAACTCTTGCTGCTTGATCTGTAGCTCTTGCATCTGCATCTGGACCACGGGGTCTTGCATCTGTTGCTGAGCTTGCTGTTGTTGAGCCTCGCCTTTGTTCTGCTGAAGAAGCTGTTGCGAAGCCTGAGCCGCCATCATCGCAATGTGGTCGGCTTGCTCGGACGAGAGGTGTTTCTGATTCTCTTCGCTCGGCAAGACCATGCCCATCTTCTCTTCCATCTGCTTGCGGTACTCGAACGCAATGTGCTCGTTTAAGTGAGCCATAGCCGCAGCCATAATCGCCTGAGCTTGTGGGTTCTGCCCAACCAACTGCATGATCTTGGGGTCTTGCATAGCTGCTTGGTGCACCGCAATATGCGCTTGGTGGTTCTGCTCCATGAACGCTTTCACGGGCTTGCCAGTCAACAGGTTCTGGTTCTCCTGCACTGGGTCCGTCGGCATCGCGTCGTCCTCTACTGGCACGAGCTTGCTAGCGTTCTTGATGCCCAACACCTCAATCATCTGACGGTGCAAGAGCGGGAGGTTATACAACTGCGGAGCGCTCTGGGCCAACTGGAGCACGGCCTGATACTGCACAACCTTCTGCGCCATGGTAGCTGCGTTGGGGTCAGACACAGGGATCACGTCAACCATGTCATAGTCGGCGCGTTTAATCGAGCGGCTACCTTCTTCTGGCTCGTAGGCGTAGTCTTCTGGTGTGTAGTCGGCGATGATAACTTTCAAGAGTTTGAATTCTTGCTTCATCGCATAGTGCAAGCGGGCCTGCACAGCCGACATCACTTTAAGCGTACGCTCCAACAAGGCAAGCGTTGTACCCACTGGGGCATTGGCGCTCATGTCGCTCACACTCATATCACCCGAAGACGCAAACGCACGGCCTTCTTGGACGATCTGGTTGAACAAGCTAAACAGAACTTGTGATGGCTCCTTGTATGGGAGTGGCAGGATGTTGTCCCGGATCGAGCCGCTCGGCACGTCCACGTCACGGAACTCACCGGGCTGGATGGGAGTGTCATCACCCTTGATGCGCAAGCCGCGAGACTTCAAACCACCGGGCAAGTTAGACAGCGTACCAGCGTCAACCAATTGACGAACTAGCATCGTAGCGCTCTTGGCGTAGCCGCCAATCAAGTGAATCAGCCCATAGCCGTAGAACCCAAAGCCCGGGATGTACTGATAGTGTACAAAGTGCTGGCGCTTCAGCTTGAGAGGATCATCCTCGTACCAATTCCTACGAATAGCCAAGATTTTGCGTGAGCCCTTCTCGATGGTCACCACGTATGGCAGCGCAATGCCGGTCTCCTCACCATTTTCTTTGTCCTCAAACCCTTCCAAGTCGAGCATGACGTGCATCTCAAGCAGGCGGTAGCGGTCATCCTGAATAGCACTCATGCCATTCTCTTCAGCCTTCTGCTTCTCAATGTCGTCCAACTCAACCACTGGCTCGCCCAGCTCACACTCCATATAGAACCCAGCGTGCTGGAGCTTCTTCAACTCGTTCTCAGTCTTACGCATCACATGCGTGACCCGCTCGGCATCCTCAATATTCGATGCGCCATACGGCACGACGATGTCCTCGGCAGGAATAAACGTAGCTACTTGACGACCTTTCGATGGGTCGAAGTACACCTTCTTGAAGGCAGAGCCTGCCAAGGGCAGAGACCATAGAAGTTTTTCATGCTCGCTGCGGTACTCAGTCATCACCTCGGTGAGCTGATAGTTCATATCCTCTCTAACCCGGGCCGCTGCTTCTTCTCGGAGTACGTCAATAGCTCCAACGATCTGAGTTTTGACAGGACCCATCGCTGGGAACGTCTCCATCATGGACTCCGACTGGAAGCGCACAACCGACTCTGTCAGCATGGGGTGGAATACACCGCAAGCACCTTGCCATGGCTCAGTCCGGTCCTCGTACTTCAAGCCTAGTAACTTAATACCGTCCACGTACGTCTGAATCCAATCGCGTCGGTCGCCAGTGTCTTTGTCAAAATCACCGACTAGCTCTTCCCCCAAAGACTGCAAGTCCTTGTCGTCCATGAACTCTGCAAGGTTGGCATCAAAGTCTTCAGCAGTACCTTCTGCTTCCTCGACATCTTCCATCTCACCGTCGATGGGCTCCAACTCGATGTCAATCTCCAAGTCCGGCATATCGGCCATGTCAGCCAAATCAGACAAGCCCTCGGGCGCTGCGTATAAACCTTTTTCCATGTCGTGTCCTTACACTGTGTAGTACCGCTCTTTATTGCGGCTTCGGAACCATTTGATATCTTCGGGCTCATCTGATGGCAGACGTAAAAACCCCCCCTGACGAAAGCGCATCAGTGCAAGTGTCGTCGCGTCAACCAAGTCATCATGTTCGCCTGATGGGAACGCTGCAATCTCGTCCACTAGCTCTTCAGCCCAACGAGTTTTGGGAACCCAGACTTTCCCAGACGCAATTATGTCCGAGACTGAGTTCAAACGGGCAATTTTGTCTTGCCCCTTACTTGGTGTGTACTCCATCACCGGTATGCCCATCGCTCGTAACTCATAGATGAGGGGTGCACCCGTCGCCTTCTTCTCGATCAACAGACCATCCGGCTCAAACATGTTGTACTCTTTCAATACGTCACGCTTCAAGTCCACCCACTCCACACGCTTCTTATATGTGTTGAGGAGGATGATGTTCTTCGACTGGTCTTTATGGTGGGTAAAGATGCCCCAAGTCGTCCCGGCGGAATAGTCGGCACGCTGATGTTTCTCGAACGCGGTGTCCCACGTCTGGAGGATGTACTCGCACTCAGGAGGCTCATCTTCTTCCCACCACTGCCACCAATCTCGTTTAACAATCGCGCTCTCATTACCCACGGGGTTCTGCTGATACTGTGCCTGCCACTTTGAATTCGGCAATTCTTCTCGGAGCGCTGATAGTTCACCCATGCTCCAGAACTCAGGCCAAAGCGGGTTGCCAGAGGGCAAGATCGCCGGAAACTCAATGACTTCCCAGTCGGTTTCGCCACGTAATGCTGCATTTTTAAGTACCTGCCCAGTCAAATCACGCTGAGCCCAGCGCGTCATCACAATCACAATCGCACCACCGGGCTGCAAACGCTGACGGGGACCTGACGTGTACCATTCATACACCTTGTCATAAACTTCGGGGTTGGTAGCTGCCATCGCAGCCTCTTGTTCTGAGTGCGGGTCGTCAATAATGAGCAAGTCGGCACCCTTACCGGTCACTGCACCGCCCACACCAATCGCAAAATAGTCACCACCCTTGGATGTGTTCCACCGACCAGCCGCTTTTGAGTCACTTTGCAGCCCAAGTTCGGGAAAAATGTCGTGATACTGCTCGGTATCTACCAAGTTACGCACTTTTCGACCAAAACCCACCGCCAATTCAGCGGTGTGGGACGTCTGAATCACTTTTTTGCCCGGAAATTTGCCCAAAAACCACGCAGGGAGCAGGTATGAAGCGAATTCTGACTTCGTATGGCGGGGCGGCATGTTGATAATCAGCCGTTTGCACTCCCCACGTGCCACTCTCTCGAACGCTTCGGCCATCCGCTTGTGATGCCGACCAGCAATGAAGCTCGGCCAGACCCTCTCCACGAACTTAATGAACTTTTCCTGCATCAACTCCCGACTCTTGAGCTCTTCGAGCTTGGCAAGCTGAGCCTCCAACACCCGTTGGTCCGACTCCGACAGACTCGGAAGGACTTTGAGCACGTCCGCTAGGGACATTTTGGATACGTCGAGGTTCATTTGTTTTGTTACGGGAATTTACTCAGTGGTTGAATCTGTTGGAGGTTCTTCCGTATCTGTATCAATCAACTTTTCCTCTTCAAACTCCCCTTCGTCTATTGCGCCCAGATGCGCATCCAGATCGTCGAACGGAATCACATCCGTAATCTCTGCGTTCATCAAGCGTTTCACGCGTTCTTTAATAGAATTTTCTAGGGAGGTGGAGCTTGTGTGGTGCACAGTAATTTCTGAGCGCTCGGTAAAAAGTCCGATATCGCTGTGCTTGCCAAGTAGCTCTAACGCTTTGAGCTCCAGCTTTGGGTCTCCGCAGTCGGCGAGCGCTACGAGTTTGTTTGTTACGAAATTGCGGGCTTGCTGCACATCGGCAAATACTTGGAAGTCACATTCCTTAACCGCAACTGCGAGAACCTTTGCCATGCCTGATTTTGAAACCGTTGTGGGCACGTTGGGTTTTGTCTTTCCTGTAGCTAGCGCAGCGGCAGCTTGGAAGTCTTTGGCGTCGTAGTCGAGCATCCCGCCGAGCCGCTCAACAAAATCTACGGTGTTTGCGGCAATAGCAATGCTATCCGCATGAGTCTTCGGTTGCTCATCGGACAGGTCAAAGGGCAGAGGCTTGTCTGCGCTAGGCTGAATTTCTATCATGTATCTTTTGCACCGGGTTAACGGGAATGGTTGCGAAGAGAGGAGTCGCACCTCTGACCTCTGGGATATGAGCCCAGCGCTCTTCTACTGAGCTACCTCGCGGGCCGACTATACAACAAAAATATATAGG